TGAAAAGCGAAATCAAATTCAATGACGAAGCGGTAGAGGGCAAGGTCGAGGAGATCGCGAACTTGGGAATCGGGCATTCAACCATCGACGGAAAGCAAATAAACGCCATCAAGGATATGCTCACCCTCAGAGGCGACAGCGTTGAGGGATTGAGAGCAAAAAGAAACTCACTGGTCAAATTCTTCTCGAGCAAGACTCGCGAATTCTACAACGAAGAGAAAAGCGACTTCGCCAACTTCGACAAATACCACGATGCGATGAGCGGGACCGTCGTTTTCATTGACGCCTACGAAGGATATACCAAGTTCCTCAATTACCTAAGGAAGGCGCAAGGCTCCTTCAAGCTTTTCTACAAAGCCGACACCCTAAAGTACATATACGTCGAGCTCGTCTCCCTCTCGAAGAGCGACATCGCCTATGGCGTGCTTCAGTCCTCGGTAAAATTCGACAAATTATCGATGTGGCTCTCGAAGGTTACCAACGTCATCGAAGTGAATGAAAGCACGACTAATAAGGTGTTCCCGTTCAATTATCCATTCGTTTACTCGACCTCATACAACGGCGAGATAACCGTCACCAACAACGGCAGTTACAAAGCCCCGGTGAGGGTTGAGATACAAGGTAAAACGTCAAATCCGACGGTGGAGATCATTAAAAACGACGCCGTTGTCTCGAAGATGAAGATGATGGTGTCTACCTCAAACGCCAGCGACGTCATCGTCGTGAACGCCGAGGTGGTGGACCAAGAGATGAGCAAGACGGTGAACGGGGTGACAACCAACATCTACCAAGATCAGGACTTCACCTGCGACAACTTCCTCTTCCTTGATCCGGGGACCTTCAAAGTTCGCTTCGATCCGGGAGTGAGCGAGAAGACCACATGCAAATTCCAGTTCTTGGAAATGTACGAGGGCAACTGATATGGAGCTATTGTTTTTGGATTTTAAGGCTTTGTCTTACAAGGACAACGCCATAGTGGGAGAGGATTTTGAGATCGTTCTGGATTCCGTGGTCTACCAGAAGTCCAAGTTCACGGTCAACAAGGTGGGGATCAACGCCGACATCGGCGACATCGTAATCCTCAGGGGCGTCTCGTTCTCTTTCATAGGAATCCTAGACACCATGACCGTCGAGAAGAATATTATGACCGAAGTGGAGGTCAACGACTTTGGATCGCTTTTCGATTTGGACGTCTTGGTCTCCTCATACAGCGGAAACCTATGCACGTTCCTCTCGAACCTCATCAAAGGGGTGTATAAGACGAATATCGACAGCAAGCAGAACCTCTCTTATTTGTCCATCAACGTTGAGGCCTACATCTCAGGTAGCCTCACCTACGACGGAAGCGAGCTCGCCAATCTTTCCGACTTGTCGGAAACGTTAGCGAAAAGTTACGGAATCAGATACACGTATTCACTCGTCTATTCAGGAGGGAAGATAACCGGCATCGACGTCAACATCGGCGCGGTCACGAAAGGGCTCGTCATCAAGCACAACCTCCCGGTCATTACAAATCTGAAGATCGCCGATTCCAAGAAGCAGATCACGAACAAGATCGTCCTCTATCCGAAGGACGACAACACCTCGTATAAAAAGCGCGGTTTCCTACTTCCTGTTGACTGACGGGACGCTCACGACCAACTCATACAGTGACAAACGCTATCCATACGTGAAGCTGGTGAGCGAGTTTTACAGCGACAGCGACTATTCGACGCTACTAACAAAGGCCCAGAGTGAGCTTCTAAAGAGTAACCTCGAGCATTCGATCGAGTTCGATTTGTCAGCGGACAACGATATAATCGTTCCTTTTCAAAACTTCAATCTCGGCGACTTCGTGGAGTTCGTGGGCGAAAGCAAAACCTACGAGACCATGGTCACACAGCTGTCTTTCAAAAATGGCTTTTATTCCTGCTCCGTAGTCCTCGGCGAGTACAGGGTGAAGCTAACTGACAAAATTAAGCTACTTCAAAGGAGGTAAAAACCATGGGTTTAGTAAAAATCACATTCAACGGCTCAAGCGTATCGGCGGAACAGGACGCCTCATTGAACCATCATATCGTCGGCCTCATCTCGGCCGGAGTCATCAAGGGGCTCGGCGGTCAATGCGCCGTCAGCGTCTCAAACAACTACATAACGTTCCAAAGCGGTTACATCCAGATCTACGGGCGAAGGATGTTCATCGAGGCCAGAAGCCAAGTCTACGTCGCGCTCGATTCATCGAAATACGGCGCGGTCATCATAACGGTCACGCTTTCAAACAACACGGCGGTGCTCGGGAAAATAGAGTCCACTTCGGCGATTTCGCTTACGCAGGAAAACCTGCTCAATGGCGGGAACGTCTACCAGTTCGCTTTATGCAAATACACGAAGACTACATCTTCCATCACATTGGATTCCAGCTATACGCCTAACCTCATCGTCCCTTCCAATCAACTGGCCGATCAGGCAATCGCCAACTTCCAGACCAAGGCGGAGGAGATGTACGGATATTCGTAGGTTCCGACCTACAGCATCACGGTCAGCGGGAAATACCGCTATGTTACCCGCAACAAAAACTACGTGAAATACTGCCTGATAGGGATTAAGTTCCTCGATTCGGTCACCTACATTCCGGGGCCGGGGCTTCTTCAGGGGTCCACATTCTCTTCGAACTACTCGATATTAGGAACCATCTACAGCCTTTATGTGGAATGGCTCACCGACGGAAGGCTATGCCTTACTTTGGCGGATTCCAGCCACAAGGTCTATTTCATCAATCTTTTCAATCATGGAAGTACCAAATAATGAACTTCTTAAACCATAAGATCCTCGTCAAATACAAAGTCGGATCCGACACCTTTGGCTTGGCCAAGGACGGAAGCGACCACGATCATGTCATGATCCTCGATGATTACCATGTCCCGGCCTGCGTCCATGACGATGAAGAGGACTATTTCATCTATGGGTTGGAGGATTACAAGAAGCGTCTGGCGTTCGGCGACGAGCTTCCGGATTACTTCGTGATTTACAACATCGATACCTTCCATGCCCTAGACAATATCGAGGTCATCGATCCTGATTTCGAGGATGAATTCAAAAAGCTGGTCCAGATAGACTGGCCGGCTCATCTTAAGGATTACCTCAGGAAATGCGTCGATTATTTCTCTCGCTACATTGAGTTCAAGGCGGTGAATAAGAACCTATATCATCTCTATCAGATTAAAGGATATCTGGACAACTATGTTAAGACCGGAACATTCGGAGGAACGCTCAGCAAAAAGACGCTCGACAAGATAAGCGCCTACAGGTCCGATTACAAAAGCCTAGACGAAAGCTCGCTATCCGAGTTCCAATCGATAATCGATTACTTTAACGAATACATAGAAGGAGGTGGAAAACCATGAGCTCAATAGAAATCGTACTGACCATCATATCGGTGGCCGGGACCTTATCGTCCATCATGTTCGCCTACCTCGCCTTCAAGCGTGGGAACAAAACAGAGAACAAGGCCGAAGGGAAGAACGAGGGAGTCCTCATATCCGACATCGGCTACATCAAATCCTCGATTGACCGTATAGAGAAATCGATCGATAAGCTTCAGGAGGAAAACTTCTCATTGAAGGAAAGAATCGTCAAGGTCGAGAGCGAACTCGACAACCATGTCAGAAACAAAGCAATCCACACAGGAGGGATAAAAAAATGAACGACATCTTAATTAACATCATATCGGCGGTGGTGACCGCGGTGGTCCTACCTCTTATATCTATCGCGGGCGCGCAATTGATAAAGCTCATCAACAAGAAGATCAGTGACAAGCAGTCGGCCAAGTTCCTAGAGGACGCAATGAATATCGTCACAAGCGCGGTACGTTGCGTTTTTCAAACCTACGTCGATTCATTGAAGAAGAGCGGAACCTTTGACGCCACAGCGCAGGCTACAGCCCTTACAAAGGCCAAGGATCTAGCCTTGAAAGAGCTGTCCGATGATGTAAAAACCTATATCACTATCAATTTCGGCGACTTGGAATCATGGCTAACCACTCAAATGGAAGCGACCATTAGCCTATTAAAGACAAAATAAGACTTTAAATCATCTTATCTCACGACAGTAGCCACCTCAAAAAATGCGATTTTGAAAATCGTCAGCGAAAAAACCGCGTCTCGTTGAGCGCCTTTTAGCGCCTTTCGTACAAAAAATGGTATTTTCACTGTTTAACTTAATTACTTTTTTCTTGGCGTTGGTATTTCTTCTGTTTAACAAACACATTAAAAAAAACCGCCCCTATT